CCGAAGCCATGGTGACGGACGTGAAGTCCATCCAAACCGAAAGAGATTTTGAGCAGTTCTTGCGGGATGCAGGATACTCCAAAAAAGAGGCCACGGCGCTCACGCTGCACGGCTTCAAGGCACTAGATGACCGGCGGGATGCTGTTGTTATTGATGGTGAGCATGATCAAGCCAAGGCATTCAGCCAGTTGCTTGAAAAACTTAACACATTGCAGGAGACACTCCATGTCAGAGGAAATGAAAGCAGCCGTTGACGCGGTTGAAAAGGTCAACAAAGCCTTTGAAGAGTTCAAGGCGACCAACGACCAGAAGCTGGCAGAGATTGCGGCCAAAAACACCGCGGACCCGCTGCTGGAAGAAAAGCTGACGCGCATCGAAGCCGATCTGGCCAAAGCCGAAAAGGTTGCCGAAGAAGCCGTGCTTGCATCCAAGCGGGCATCGCGCGTTGTGACCGACGCCAATGGCAACGAGGTTGACCTTGACGCCAAGGCGCAGTCCTGGGCGCAATCGCGCGGGCACCGCGATCCTTATGGCGCTGCTGATCTGGAAGAATACAAAACCGCGTTTGAGCGATTTGTGCGCAAAGACACGTTCCAGCTTTCGCAGGCTGAACAAAAGGCGCTGTCAGTCGGGTCTGACCCCGATGGCGGTTATACCGTTCATCCAGATATGTCCGGCGCGATGGTCAAGAAGATCTTCGACACATCGCCAATCCGCGCGTATGCGTCCACGCAGGTTATTTCAACCGATGCGCTTGAAGGCATCTATGACGATGACGAAAGCACATCCGGCTGGGTATCTGAAACAGGTGGCCGCGCCGCAACTGCAACCGCGCAGATCGGCGTGTGGCGCATTCCAGTCCATGAAATCTACGCTTTCCCGCAAATCACCCAGAAACTTCTGGATGACAGCGCGCTGAGCATGGAATCGTGGATGACGGAAAAAATGTCAATGCAGATGGGCCGTGCCGAGGCGACAGCCTTTGTGTCCGGGTCTGGCGTCGGCAAGCCACGCGGCTTCACCACATACGCGGACGGCACGTCTGTGCGCGAAGAAGTGGAGCAGATCGACAGCGGCGTAAACGGCGATTTCCCTGCGGCACCTGCTGGCGGCGATACGCTGATCACGGCGCTCTATGCGCTCAAGTCTGAGTACCGCGCGAATGCAAGCTGGTTCATGAACCGCAGCACAATGGCTGGCATCCGCAAGGAAAAAGACAGCGACGGCGCTTACATCTGGACGCCTGGCATTGCGGCTGGTCAAGCGGCAACGCTGCTGGGCTATCCTGTCGCGCCTGCGTTTGAGGATATGGCATCGTACACCGTCACCGGCGCTCTTGCGATTGCCGTGGGCGACATGCGGTCTGCCTATCAGATCGTTGAACGTCAGGGGCTGCGGATCCTGCGCGACAACCTGACCAACAAGCCCTATGTTGGCCTGTATGGTGTCCGTCGTGTTGGTGGCGGTCTTATCAATGGCGAAGCGATTAAGCTGATCAAGTTTGCCGCGTAAAAACAACCGGGCGGGCTGATGATGGCCCGCCCACACCAGCCGGTTGATACCTGACCGGCGATCAGTCTCATAAGGGGTTTATCAAATGAGAGACGGAATTTCGAATACGCAATATGTGAACTTGGGTTCGCTCACGCTGTCCGGCGTCACGCCAGGGCTGTCCGGCTATCTGGACACGCGCGGCTTTGATGCGGCGTCAATCGTCGTGGTCAACGGCACCATCACCAACGCAGGCACCGCCGAGGGCTTCACCGTCACGCTGCAAGAAAGCGCAGACACGACCGGCGCGGCGGCTGTAACGGCCACTGAGACCGTCAGCGGCGGCACAGTCACTGTCACCAGTGACGACGCTGATAACGTGGTTGCAGGCCCAGGATTGGGCTATGCTGGCAACAAGCGCTACATCGGCGTGACCGTTACCGGCAGCACCGGCACCGACGCCACCATCACGCTGATGGGCGTTCTGTCGAAGCCATCGGCTGCGGCGACAACCTTCGCTGGCGCTGTTGTGGCGCGCACCTAAGTTTCAAAGCGGGCCGCTGCGGTGGCCCGTCATTAAACTTAGGGGGCAATCATGCGCGCAAAGATCACAAAGGCCGACGGATACATATGCTGCCCGGAAGGGCACACCGAGGTTCATTTCCCATTCGGTGAAACTGTTTTCGGGCAGGTCGCGGCATGGGCCATTGCGGATCGCGCAGCCAGCCGCACATTTGATCCTGTTTCCGAAAAGAAAGTGACCGCGCCGCCTGAGACAAAGCGCAAGGCCGCGCCACGAAAGCCTAAATCATGAGCCTGCGCCAGCCGATCGCATACACCCAATATCGCGGACACAAACGCCTGACGCAGCCTGCGTCTGAGCCTGTCACGGCGGCGGAATTGCAAGCGTTCTTGCGTGAGACATCCGCAGGGCTGCCCGACAGCGAGGCGGAGGCGTTTATCGCGCAGGCGCGCGAGTGGATCGAGGACAAGACTGGCGTGGCTATGATCAACCAGGCTTGGACTTTGGCGCTGGATGATTGGCCTATGCAAAGCCGTCATGGGCAATGGTGGAGTGGCGTGCGCGAGGGCGCGATTGGCGATCTGAGCAACCCGGCAAACATCGCCAGTGTTTACCTGCCCCGATATCCGCTGTCGTCCATCACAAGCGTGACGACATACGCCGAGAACAGCGCCAGCACGGCGATCACCGTGGCTGATACGTTTGACGTGGATGCATACCAAAGGCCGGGGCGCATCACGCTCAAATACGGCGTGGCATGGCCGGTTGCCCTGCGCGCAAACAACGCTGTTGAGATCGTCTACGTGGCGGGATACGGCGCGGATGCTGCGGTTCTCCCTGCTGGGCTCAAGCGGGCCGTCATGCAGCTTGCGGCGGCGCTCTATTCCAACAGAGGCGATGGATGCGGGTGCGGCGACGTTTACGCGTCAAGCGGCGCGCAGTCGATGGTGTCAGCGTATAGCGTGGCGCGGCTATGAGTTACCCCACGGCATTTGATATTGCTGCCAATGGCGCGACAGGATGGCGATCAATAAAGGTTGAGGGTCGGAACACGGCTGTCGGGCAAGACTTTGTGCCAGTAACGCCGAACGGCACTTATCGCACGCCGCAAGTCGGTGGCCAGGTTCAATTGCGCATACGATCCGGCGGCAGCGCGGATGATGCGTCGGCCGGCACTGGGGCGCGCGAGGTTGAATTGTATGGCCTTGATGAAAACGGTTTTGAGATTACTGAAACAGTTGCAACCAATGGCGCGCTTGCAAGCGATCCAACATCGCGCAGTTTCCTGCGGCTGATGGGCACGCGCGTATCGAAAAGCGGGACATACGCCACGCAAACAGATGGCTCACATGCGGCTGACATTAACATCGAAAGCACGGCGGGTGTTTTGTGGGGCACCATTCCAATCAATGGCTTTCCTGAAAGCACATCGCGGATCGGCGCGTTTACCATCCCCGCAGATTATGAGGGGTTCTTGATTGGGCTCCGCATCAATGCGTCCGCAGGTAAGACGGTTGATGCAGTTTTATTCAAGCGCGAAAATGTGCTTGAGATAGCGCCGCCGTATGCGCCGATGGAAGTTGTCGCTGAGTTCTTTAATGTTCCGAACGTTCTGGATGTGGCGTATGATGCGCCGATATATTTCCCCCCAATGAGCGACGTCGGCATCATGGCCGTAATTGACGTGCAAACAGCGCGGGTCGGTTCGGGCCTTGATCTTCTCTTGAGAAAGGCGCGCCAATGACGTGCTGCGATAACTACAACGCCGGAATGCTGAAAGAGGCTGTTGTGTTTCAACGTGCGGCAAATGTTAGCGACGGCGCTGGCGGCTTTACAGTGGCGTGGGCGGACATTGCTGGCGCACCCACACGGGCGAGCGTCAAGGCGCTGTCAGGCGGCGAGCGGTACGCGTCAGAGCGCATTGAGGCGACAAGCAAGTGGCGCATCGCCGTGCGGTATTTCCCCGGCATCTTGGAAAGCGACCGCGTGCGGATCCGCGACCGCGCCTACAACATTCGTTTCATCAACAACTTGGACCTAGCGGATCGCTGGCTGGAAATTGATCTGGATGGCGGGGTTGCGACGTGAGCGTTGACATTAAAATTGAGGGCACCAAGGAATTGCAGCGCGCGATGGCATTTGCAAGCGTCGAGGCAGAGAAGCGAGTTCGAAAAGTTGTTTTGAAAACTGGCAATGCCCTGCGTAAAGACGTGATCCGGCGCGTGGAAAAAGGGCCAGCATCGGGGCGCACTTACAAGTCAAAAAATCCCAAGCGCACGCACACG